AAGCGGGCGTCAACTTCGGCACCGCAACGGGACTTGGCACCGCGAACGGTGCAGGCGCGGCAATCGTCGCCGCATCTGGAACAGCCGCAGGCAACGGCACCGCCGCAGCATCAGCCACCGCCATCAAGGCGAGTTCTGGCACCGCAACGGGCAGCGGCACCGCCTCGGCAAGCGCATCTACCATCAAAGGAACTGCTGGCAGCGCCAGCGGCTCGGGTGCCGCAACCGCGACGGGCGCGATCGTCAAGGGAACGGTCGGCAGCTCGGCAGGGACAGGTCAAGCCAGTGGCGTCTCGCAGCCGAGCAATGCAGCAATCGGCTCGGCAACAGGAACTGGCACCGCGACGGCGCGAGGCGCAGCCACCGTCGCAGCGATTGCGGCGGCTGCGGGAGCGGGCCTTGCGAGCGCGCAAGGCATCGGACTCACTGCAGGCGTCTCGGTCGGCACCGCTGCAGGCATCGGCACTGCGCAGGCTTTCGGCTTCGGCATCGTCCCGACGCCGACAGAGGGAGATCGCATCGTCTATGTCCTGCCGTTCGACAACACGGTGACGGTGCTCGAAACCTCTGCCGTGGTCGAAACCACCGAGCCAGCCGCCGTTCTGGAGCCAGCATGAGCAACGGCGATGGCGGCGGTGGTGGAGCTCAAGGCGCGGGCGCGGCGATTGTTGCCGCTGTCGGCACCGCAGCGGGTTCGAGCATGATCACGTTCCAGATTGCGCCCACGCCAGCGGGCCGCGTCGTGATTCTGTCCGCCAAGCATCGCGTCGTGAACGCAAAGCTGTTCCGGGAGGCTTAATGAGCGCGCTCAAATGGTCGGGCAGCAAAGACCCGGACGAGATCGAGGATTTCGTCGTTGATTGGACCGCGCGGCTTGCGCCCGGCGACACGATCGCGTCGTCGTCCTGGCCGAATCCGCCATCGGGCATCACGATCAATTCGATCTCGTTCTCGAACAACGCCAGCTTGTGGAACGGCACGATAACGCTGCTCAATCGCTATTACACGACGATCTGGCTGTCGTCGGGCGTGCTCGGCGCGACGTATCTTTTCACCAACCGGATAATGACGACGGGAGGCCGCACCTATGACCAGAGCATCAAGCTCAAGGTGAAGACCCGCTAATGCCGATCGTCGTCGAAGACGGAACCGGCCTTCCCACCGCGAACGCCTACGCGAGCGAGGACGATTTCGACACCTACACCGAGGATCGCGGTTATGCCGTCGTGGTGGGCGACACCGAGGCGGCGCTGATCCGCGGCACCGCCGCGCTTGAATCCATGTACGGGTTGCGCTGGCCGGGAGAGCGCACGCATGGCCGAGATCAAGGGCTCGGCTGGCCGCGAACCGGCGCGACCGACATCGATGACAATGCGATCCTCGATGATGAGATACCGATCGAGGTGATCGAGGCGACGATCGAGCTTGCGCTGCGGGAGCTGGCGTCGCCGGGCTCCACCATGCCCGATCTTGCGCGCGGCGGCACGGTGCGGCGCGTGAGGGCAGGGAGCGTCGAGGTCGAATATGCGGCGAATGCCATCCCGACGACGACGTTCACGCTGATCGACGGTATATTACAGCCGTTGATCGGCTCGACATCGCACGGCGGATTGTCTTCTGGCTTCACGACGCGAGGCTAAACATGGCGTCGATGCTCGAAAGCGAACTGGCGCATGTCATTGCCGACGCCGCTAGCTTCATTTTCCTCGACGCGACGCTCACGCGCGACGTGCCGGGAGCAATCACCGATCCGGCAGACCCGCCCGCGCCCACGACCGTCAACTATCCCTGCAAGGCGATCGAGGACATGTACTCGACCGGACAGCGCGCCAACGGGCTTGTTGCCGCCGACGACGTGCGCGTGCTGATCCTGGCGACGACTCTCGCGGTTGCGCCGTTGCCGGGAGATCGCATCACAATTCGCGGCGTCATGCGTACCATTGTGCCTGCCGGGACGACCGGGCTTCCCGGCGTCGATAGCGATCCGGCGCGCGCGACGTGGGAGTGCAGGACCCGCAAGTAATGGCGATCACCAAGCGCAACGCGGCGCGGCTCGATGCCCTGATGCGGACGTGGGAACCGCAGTTGCGCATCGCGTTCATGGATAGCGTCTACAACATGCGCGACGCCGCGCAGCTCGACTTGATCATTAAATTCCTCGGGCGAAACGACATCGAGAGCGCGCTGCGCGCGGTCAATCTCGACCCGGTTCAATGGTTGCCTTGGGACAAGGGCATCCGCTCGACGTTCGAGGCCGCAGGCGTCGCAACCGCCGATGTCATTCCGGCAATCGACCTGGCCGGTGGATTCCGCACCGTGTTCCAGTTCAACGTGCGCAATCCCGCCGCCGAGACATGGCTCACGCAGCGCTCGTCAACGCAGATCGTAGAAATACTCGCCGACCAGATGACCATGATTCGCGAGTATCTCACGACCGGCATGGCAGTCGGCGCGAACCCGCGCACCGTCGCGCTCGATCTCGTCGGACGTATCAGCGCGGACACCGGACGCCGGGAGGGCGGCGTGATTGGACTGACGCAAAGCCAGATGCAATGGGTGGTCAATTATGAGGAAGAGCTGCGTTCGGACAATCCGCTGGCTGCGCTCGAACGCGCGCTCCGCGATAGGCGTTTCGACAGCGTTGTGCGTCGCGCTACGCGTGAAGGCACTGCAATACCGGAGGAGCAGATCAACGCGATGGTGCGTACCTACACCAACCGGGCTATGCGTTATCGTGCAGAAACCATCGCGCGCACCGAAGCGCTGACCTCGCTGCACGAAGGGCAGCGCCAGGCGATGCAGCAGGCGATCCAGCAGGGCATCGATCCCGATAGCGTGCGCTATATCTGGCGCACCGCCGGGGACAATCGCGTGCGCGACAGCCACGCCGCGATGGAGGGCGAAGTCGCGGCGGAAGGCGAGCCGTTTGTCAGCGGCGACGGCAACTACCTCGAATACCCAGGCGACCCGAAAGCGCCGCCAGAAGAGACGATCAACTGCCGCTGCTGGCTTGAACCCGACATTGATTTCCTGGCGAGCTTGGAAGAGCCAAGCATCGAAGGCCAGCAACTTATCGAAGGCGGCTGATGGCGATCAGCACGCTATCATTCCGCGCCGCGATCGACGACTGGACGCGTCAGAGCGAAGCGCGGATGCTCGCCGTGTTCCGCGAGAGCAGCAAGCGCATCATTTCTAGCTGCCAGCAAAGAATCCCTGTCGATACGGGGTACGCACGCGCCTCGATTCAAGTTTCGCTTGAAGGCTTCGCGCCGACCGAGGGCAAGACCAGCCGCAACGCCGAGGCGAGCTACGGCGACACGACGCCGATCGCTGTGGCGGTGATCGCCGGGGCCGGACTGCAGGACACGATCTTCGTCGGCTGGACCGCCAATTACGCGATCTTCCTAGAGAACGGGCACAGCCAGCAAGCACCGAGCGGCTTCGTCGCGATCTCGTCGCAGGAATGGCCCGCGATCGTCGCCGAGGTCATCGAGGAAGCCAAGGAAAGGGCAGGACCATGACACTAGGCCTTTGCTATTGGGTTTTGATGCTGGTTTGGCTGGCTTTCGGATTGCTGTCGCACTTCGGCGTCGTGAGCGGCATGTACGTCGTGAGCGGCAACGCTGTGCTGTTGTTCATCCTGTTTGCTCTATTGGGATGGCAGGTCTTCGGGCCGCCGTTGCACCGATAGATGCCAGAACCCGCCGACGTTGCGATCGAGAGCGCGCTTAACGCGCGCGCACAAGCGCTCGCCGCCTCGCTCGCGCTTACCATCGCCATGCCTTACGTCGCGTTCCAGCCGCCGACGCCATCATCAAATGCCGCGTGGCTGCGTTCGACCTACATTCCAGCCGATACGCTCGGGCTCGGCGTCGATCCGCAATCGAGCAACCAGCACTACGGGCTGTTTTGGATCGACGTGTTCTATGCGGTGAACACCGGCGAATACGGCGCGCGGCGCATCGCGGCGCAAGTGTGCGCCTACTTCAAGCGCGGCACGGAGCTCACGAAGGACGGCTTCACCGTGCAAATCTGGAAGCCTCCGTTCGCGCGACCGACTATCCGCGAAGACACCTGGCTGCACGTGCCGGTGCTGATACCGTTCATCGCCTTCGCATCGAATCCGGCTTGAGCCGGTAAATCCGCCGCGCGAGCGGCATCAACGACAGGAGGCCACAAATGGCTGCTGGCGCACTTGCAGGTACCAAGTTTTTCATCGGCGGGACCGGGGCGCTGATCCCGTCGCCCGATAACGTGCTGTGGGTCGAGATCAAGAACCTCTCGAATCTCGGAGCCTATGGCGGGACTAACTTCAACAAGATCGCGCTTGAGAGCATCGGCGACGGCTTCACGCGCCAGCTCAAGGGCACGCAGCTTGCGCCGACCATGGACATCGTGCTCAACCGCGACGACACCGACGCGGGCCAGGTGGCGGTTAGAACCGCAAGCGCCGATCGCAACTCGCTTTTCAACTTCAAAGTAGAAGAGAACGACATCGGCACCGGCCTCAACCCGACACGCACCGTGTTCAAAGGCCGCGTCTACGGCTATGCTACGGCAGGCGGCGGCGTGAACGATCTCAAACGGATCAATACGTCGATCGAGATCGAGCCCGACACGATCATCGTGACGCCTGCGGCCTAAGAATAAAACACAGGAGGGAAAGCATGGACGTCAATGGCGCACAGGTGGACGATCTTGCGTCGCTCGTCGCCCCGGTGACGGCGCAAGCGGTGATGGAGGTCAAGAACGCGTTTGGCGAGGTGATGCGGCACGACGACGGGCGACCGTTCACGATCACCTTGCTATCGAAAGACAACGCCGCCTACCGCGATCTGTCGCGCAAGATGATCGATCGGCGGCTCGAACAAATGAGCCGCACGCGCTCGGTAACTCTCGGCGCAAACACCGAGCGTGAGAACGTCGAGCTATTGGTGGCGATCACGAAGGGATGGGACATCATCCTTCACGGCAAGAAGCCGGAATCCACCGCAGATCAATACCGGCAAGCATACACCACCATCCCGGCGTTGCGCGAACAGGTGGAGGAATTCACCGGCGTGCGCGCAAATTTTTCCAAGAGCTGATCGACGAGCTGACGCTGTTCGCGGAGGATCAGCTTTCCGAGCATCCCGCGAACGATCTGCCACAACCGCAGCTTGGCTACCTCTGGCGCTGGTTCGAGCAGCTAATTGATTGCCGCGACATAGGCTTTGCGATCGGCCCGCTCACCTATCAAGAGATCGACGCATGGTCGCGCTTGATGCGCATCGGTGTGTCGCCGGTCGAGGCGACGCTGCTGCGGCAGCTTGATCGCATCTACCGCGCGGCGGTGCAGGAGAAGCACGAACGCGAACGCCCGCGCGAGAAATCTATTTCCGGCAAGCTAGAAGACATTCGCATAGCAGCGCAGGCACAGCAGGACTTGGACGCGCAGAGGGCACAACGACGCAAGCAAAATGGCTGACGTTGCGGAGCTTGGCATCAGGATCGACACCGACGCCGAAAAGG